TAGTGGCGGTTAAGACGAGCCACGACGGAGCCCCTGTCATGGACCAGGTGTAGGTACCGGTGCCCCCAGAGGCTTGTAGGACGACTGGTGGGGTCACTCCGTAAGCCGTAGCGGTCAGAACCTGGGGGAGTTCCCCCGTGGTTATCCCGACTCCGGCCCCAATGGTGATGGGAAAGGACTGAAATCCCGTCCTTCCGTCTGCGTCTGTCACCGTAATACCAATGGTCACGGTCTGTAGCGTATTTGGCACTCCGGCTAACCTCCCATCTGAGAATAGCGTCAACCCCGATGGGCGGTTGTTGTTGTCAGTGAATGTGAACTGCGCTACTCCGCCAAAGACATTGGCTTGGAAGTCGTACAGGTACGGAGTCCCCCTGATCCCCGGAGGAGGGACGGGAGTGGTGGCTAACCCAACGGCAGCAGCGTGGCGGATGGTGTAGGTCTCCGAATCCACCATCCCGTTGGCGTCTTCAACTTGAGCTATGAAGCTGAAGGAACCGCCGTTGTTGGGAGCCCCGGTAAGAACTCCCTGTGCGCTTAACTGCAGCCCTCCGGCGGACCCGGACAACATGCTCCAGGTAAACGGAGCCGTCCCCATCGAGGCTGAAAGCGGGTAGTAGCCGTAGTTGACCCCTATCGTCCCGGCAGGGAAGTTCTGGGGGTTGGCGTAGACCGGAGGAATGTAGGGCGCGGAGACGGAGACGGAGATGTTCGGTGGGAATTCTCTTGGCTTGTGTCTGCGACCGAAGAGGTACGCGAGAATAGTTCGTGACAACTAGGCGGCCTCGGCTTCCACGGCGACCATCGCGGCGAACCGTGCCGTACCGCCGCCAGTACCCGTGGTTGTGCACACATACCCGGGCTGAGTCACGGTGACTGGCGCGGTGGTCCAGATCTTCTCCCCGTCCTGCCAGGTAATCAAACTCCCCGTAGGCTTGGCGGAGGCGAACGCTGCCGCGCTGTAGTAGTTGCCCGTTCCATCGTTGAGGAAGTACTGGAATTCCGTAGCATCGGACTCGCAACTGATGAGCCCGTACATGGGCTTGATGGCCGGCTGATCGACCACGTTAAGAGCAGCCCCACCGAAGATGAGCTTGTCGCCATTGGTGGGGATGTATAGATTCAGCGCGGCAAGATAAGTGGTCTCTCCCGCGAGAACCTTGTGGAACCACTGGAACGTCACCCACTCGCCTTTGACCATCGTCTCCAGAGATGCGTCGAGGGTGTTTTCGCACATCAGGTTGGTGCCGCCACCGTTGATGTTCTCGTGTGCCTGGAAGTACAGGCAGTTGGTTCCAACATTGGTAGTCGGTGCCTTCAGGCGTACCGAAATAACAACCCACTGCCCTTCGGCAATGGTGATGCCCGATGACAGCCAGCGAAGATCAATGTGGCCCAGCGCAGCTCCTGCGGTAACCTCAAGGCACTTGCCAATGACCCCATCCGGTCCAGAGCCTGCGTGAGCCGCAAGTGTCGCGTTGGTCGCAGCGAAGGTCTGCATGGCGACATTGGACGAACGGGGGACATCCTGCGAGGGTTGATGGGCGGGGATCGACTGCACCCACCATCCGTAGTCGTCAAGGGTTTGCGTTCCTACAGAACCGTTACCGTTGTTCTCGGTGGTGAAGCGGGTCAGTTTCGGGGTGTCGGTAACGAGGTCGCGATTCATCTGCGCACAGATGAAGTAGGATTGGGAGTTCTTTTCCTGCCTTACTCGGGCGCTGTTCTCAACAAAGATATGTCTGCCATTGTTATGACTGGTGTGGTAGTTCGCCTCGATGACGACATCCTTGCAGTACCGTATGACGTAAGCAGCGTCGTACATCACCTCAAGGTAGTTGTTCCGAATGTCGAGTCCGGTGATGGCAACCGCGTGAACACCGACCTGCTGACCTTCAAGGGTGTTGCCGAGGATAAGAACCTTGGTGCCGCCGTTGAGGACGATGCCACCACCAGTGCGAATGGTGTAGTTGCTGTTTGAAGCCTGCTGGTTCTGGCGGATGATGCAGTCGATGACGTTGAAGTCATTGACGGTGCAGTTTGCTCGTATGCCGTAAACACAGCCCTGGATTCTGGATTGAAAGAGCTTTATCCAGCCAAACCCGCTACCACCACCGGCAGAGTCGTCAATGAAAAGCCCGATGTTGGCGTTGATGATGGCGGAGTTGTTAAGGGTTATGTCCCCCCAGAAGTCGGTGTTTAAGGTTCCTTTATCAAGGTGAATTGCGTAACCACCTGCGGCGACACCGATACCGGCCCACAGGTACATCCCTGAGAACAGGATGCCGCCCTTGGCATTGGCGTAGGCGTCTGTATTGGCGGTGATGTGGAACATTGCATCCGTGGTGCCCCACGAAGGATCAACCTTCACGCAAGCGGAGAAGCCGTAACCTGATGTGGCGTTTACGGAGTGCTGTCCAAACCCCTCGATGACCAGGGCCTTCTTGTTCAGCAGGACGATAGGGTCGGTTATTCCATAGGTCAGCCCCGCAGGAGGAAAGATGATCGTTCCGCCCGTGGTGCCAATGTCGTTGACGCAGTTCTGGATTGGGATCGTATTGTCAGTCGTCCCATCGTCCGACAAAGCCCCGTAGTCGGTAACCGTTAAGACACGGTCGGATAGTTCCGCGGCCTCAACCGGGAACTCCTTCCAGATCCCTCTCCAGCCCTTCCTGATATTGCTTATGCCTGTTGCCATTACTTCACCGAATACGTGATCTGGAAGGGGAAAATCGTCGCGTCAGTGTCAAAGTTGCCACCGTTTCCAGCAGTCCTGAATAGAACCCTGCCATCTGCGGAGACGTTGATTGATCCAAACCGCTCTGTTGATGCAGAACAATAGAAAATACCAGGGCCAAACTTGGTCACCGTGGCAGGGCGCATCCACGAAGGCAGGGCGGATAAGTAGATCGTGTTCGCTGCAGAGGTCTGCCATGTCGTCCGGTGCCTGCCAGATTCAGCCATCGTTAAGTACGCGATGTTGTTATCCCGGTACATCTCACAGGACATCGACGTTGTCACAGAGGCGGTCGTCACGCCTCCACCGGCTTCCCTGGCTTCAACCTTGAACGTCCCCGTTACTACTCGGTAACCAGGGTTCAGCAGCTTGAAGTTGGACCCGTCATAGACGAGTTCGTGGATCTGCCCTGAAGTGAATGCACCCGGCCATAACTGGGAACCGTCGTTGGCAGAGCAGTTGGCTGAAAGCCCGTTGATCTTGATGACGACGTTTCCGCCCGTGGAGAAGGGCTTGTTCCCCGCTGCACGGACGTAGACGTGCATCCCTGCTGATAACCCCGTAGCCCAAGGGGTAGCCGTACAGGAGACCGTTATGGAACCGGCAGCCTCGTTATCGAGCATGTACAGCGGCGACAGGTGGATGAATTCATTCACCCTGGAGTACGAATCTACAGCCGCCGCCTTGCCGGTCCCCGTATGTCTGAATCCTCCCATCGGGAGGTTGCCAGTAGCGGCGTTCTGGCCGTCCTTGGCTACGCAGTTGTTTATCCCTGTGACAACAACGTCCATCTGATTGGAGAACGCCGAAGCTACGATGTCTATCCCTGCAGCCGCGTTAGCGGACATGTCTACAGAGACAGAGAAACTACCTCCACTCCACCCGTCACTCATTGCGCACCCACCTGCTGATCGGGTGGTGTGTCACCCGGCAAAGCCACGTTGTTTGTTACGACTCCCGTCATCAGGAGCGCCCTATCGACGCCAACCGGAAGCTTCCGAAGAATCTTCAGTTGGCTAAGTTTTTCCGGGTTGGTCATTGCCTCTGCTATGTCATTGGCGAACTTCAGCGCAGCCCTGTCATCCATCCGGTCAAGTACGTTCCCACCGACATTGCGGAGAAACCGCGCTCCCTGAGCGACAGAACTCCCGGCGTTGCGGGTAATGAGCTGATCGGCTTGAGTGTTCGACCCCCGTATCGGAGTCTTCGCCAGCATCTCAAACGCGCCCATCAGGTCTTCAAACTGCGCCGAGTTCTCCCCGAGCATTTGCTTGGCAAGGACTCTCTGCTTCGGGGTGGCGTACACCGCTTGACGGAACTTGCCGGCGAAGTTCACGACATCCCCGCCTTGAGTTTCCTTGGCGGCGCGCTCAAGGGCACCGGAAAGCCACATGCGGGAAACACCGTTCCACGCAGACTTCCCGCCCCTGGTCTTCAGGATGGCTTCACGGGTTCTGGCAACCTCAGTGAGCGGAACTGACGGATCAGTGACGATGCGCGCCGCAGTTTGCGCAGCCCCACGAAGACCCTGGTCCTCAAGGTCTGCAAGAGCCCCGACAAGCCCGTCCTGAAGAGGATTGACCAGACGCTGGCTCATCTGTGCGTACATCTGGTTGGCTTTCTTGTACATCGGGGAGGCGGCTTCCATCTGGGACTCAAGCGCCGCCTTCACCTCGATCAACCGAGCCCTGGTTACGCGGTCTACGGTCTCCTCTGTTCCCTTCCCGTTGATGAGCGCATCCAGAGCAATCTTGGTGCCCTGCAGGCCCTTCATGGAGGTATCCCACGCCCCACCGTCAGAAACCTTGAACAGTTCCTGCGCGCCCGTGAGCGCCTTCCTGACACCGCCCTTTGAGCCGGATATGAGGTCGTCCAGTTGCTGTAGGACAGGACTGACATCAACCTTGATTCCGGAAGCTTCAGCACCGTCAACCGCCGCCTCGTAGAAGGGGCGGGTTTCTGTCTGCACGATGTTTCGGGCAGTCTTTATGGCGGCAGATGACGAACCAGAGATGCCCTTGACTACAGCACCCTCAGGAACGTCTCCTGCGATGGCTTCAAGCAACTGCCTGACCGACTGTTCTGACTGCTCGTTCTGCATCTGCCCAAGAGTCTTGATGACAGACGAGGCTTTGGCAGGCTGTCTGTTCGCCCAATCACGCAACTGCTGAAGAGCAGCGTCATCGGACGCTTGAGCGGCGTCTATCTGAATACCAGTCTTCTTGAAGACCTCATCCTGAACTTGCTTGATCTTCTTGGCGTCGAACTCATCGGCTATCGGCAGTCCCTTGGCTCCGCGAATAGCCTTCCCAGCGAGGGTGAAGAGTTTCCCACCCGCGAAGTCGATCACGCCTTCGGTAGCGCCGGCTCCAATGTCGGTCAAGCCAGAGCGTTTATGTTCATCGAACAGGAGGCGGGACAAATTGCGCCGCCACAGTTCGCCCGCCCCCGCGCCGATACCTGCACCTACTGGACCGCCGAGTGCGCCAACAGTCCCGACTCCGATACCCGGCCCAGCCTCGCCAAGGAACCGCGCTGCGCCACCGGAATCTGATGCGTCCTTCAGCTCGCCCGCGTCATCTACAAAGATGTAGTTACCATCCTTGATGCCGAATCTTCCTGCGGCTTTCTTCGGGTCCTCGTTGGGGAAGAACTTCTTCGCGAGGATGGAGATGTCACTGGACGGTTCAACCGCAAACCCAACCTTCATGTTGGTCATGAACCCTGCGTCGGCGGGCGTGACTTTCTGCGGTGCGCCTTTAGCGCCGTTGAGGATCTGATCTGCCAAGTCCAGGCGGGTAGCTTGCGGGGTGTTCTTCGCTGCTTCCGCGAAGATGTCGATACTCACAATTTGATACCGTACTGCGCCTGAATCATCTCTATGGCTTTCTGGATTGCCTGGTCTTTCGGCATTCCCTGTTCAGTCAACTTTCCAACCATCTGACTCGCTTCGTCATTGATGCGCTCCTTGACTCCATCAAGGCTTGAATAGCGGACAAGGTCGTCAGTCGTGGCAACTGGTATTCCGTCCTTGAGCGCCATCTTGTAGCGAATCTGCGCCAAGGAAATTGACTCCGTGAAAGCGTTGGCCTTCTCAACGAACTCCGTCGGACCATCGGCACGAGGATCGGGTATCTGGCCTTTCAGGCGCGTTGTCTCGTCACCCTGACCAACTGTCGCTCCAGTCACTTCACGAATGGTTTCGTTCATGTTCTGGTATGCGGATTGCGACCAACGGGACCACTGCTTCAGCTTCGTCTTTTCGTCTTCATCCAGCTTCCCGCCCAGAACGCCCTCAACAACCGGGATGCCTTGCGTGATATCGCGAGCCTTCAGTTTGCCGATGTCGAACTTCCCCCTAAGGGTTAGAAACGTCGGGTCATAGCTGGCCTTCATCACGCGGAGCGTCGCGAGACGGTCTTCGATGCCAAGAACCTTCTCGTTGAACGAGGTCCGGTTGGCGGCGGTGATCTCAGAGTTGCCGTTCGGCATGATGTTATTAACCGTGGTACTGCCACGACCGGCATCAGCATCCAAAGCGGCGTCTCTTCGGGCTATTGCCGCTGGGGTGCCGGCTGGGCCGCCCAAGCGACCGGCATCGTAATCTGCCAGTATCTTGGCCGTGGACGAAAGCGGTCCTTCTGGCGGGCGTCCGCCCGTGTAAACCGTATCCGTCTTCGCGGTAGCCTTGTCAGTCCGAATGCGGGCCTGATTCCCGTCTTTGTCGGTTATTGTGGCGAAGTCGAATTCCGGGCCTTTCGGCGGCTCAAACATCTGCTTCGCCAGAACCTGTTCAAGCGCCTCAGGCGACATCTGACTCAAAGCGCCGTACTGCGGTGTCTGGGCGGCAGGAGCCTTGGCGACCGAGCCAGCGAGTTCAGGAGGTGCCCCCATGGGAGTCTCGGGGTTCTCCAGCATGACGGGTTGTCTCGGCTGCATTCCTTTGGCGAGTTCCAACGCAAGACCACCGGACTTCTTGGCGGCGTCGGCTCTCTCGTTCTTTCCAGCCTGGGTGTAGGCGAGTCCACCGACCAGTGAGGCGAGGATCTGGGCTAATCCACCCGTGCGCGTAGAGGCTCCGGGTTGAGCGAGGTTCTGCGCGAGCATGACCTTCAGCAGGTCTGAGCGTTGCTGTGGCATCAGATAATCTCCATCACATCTTCGCCGCCATCATCCCCATCCCAGCGAGAGAGGCGAGGGCTGAGTTGGTCCCCCCTGCTTGGGCGGTTCTGTTGGCAGCATTAGCCATCTGGCCCTGCTGGTTGAGTCCAAAGGCACCCATCATGTCCATGGGGTTCTGTTGACCCGCCTGCATCCCGCCACCTGCACCCTGGTTCAATCCAAGGAGCGTGGCGAGTTCGCTGAACTGCTGTCCACGAGACGCTGAAGCTAGTTGGGCATTGGTCTGCTGTTCGCCTATTCTGGCGTTACGCAGTGCCTCGTTCTGTCCGAAGACAGACTGTTGTTCTCCGACCCGCGCCCCTCTCTGCATTTCACCCTGACTGAAGCCCTGTCCTTGAATACCAAGCAGGTCGGCAATGGCGCGTGAGGACTCCTGTCCACCGGCGAGGACCGACCGGGAGGCAAGGTCTGAAAGCGCCTGACTCTGCTCTCTGCCGAAGTCGCCTATAGTTCTTGAGGCCGCATCTCCACCCAGAGCAAGACCTTTGTTCGCCAGCGATTGCTCAATGGTGTCTAGGTTCCTCCCGAACTCCCTCTGTAGAGGTTGCGCACCCATCTGGAACATCGTGTTGGCAATGTTCTGGTTGAACGGCTTGTAGGTCGCCGCCATCGCATTACCGTCGAGGGCCTGACCCGAAGGCAGACCGGAGAACCCTGCCTGACCTGAGGGGAGACCTTGTGTGTTCAATCTCGAGACGAGATTCGGTTGTCCACCGTTAGCCATTCCCTGCTGGCGCTGCATCACGTCGGCAAGGGTATTAGCTTGGGTCGTGAGCTTCCCGCTCTCCAGAGCAAGAAGTTGGGGGTCCATGATCTGCGTGGTGGTTCCGGGAGTATTGGGAATGCCGGTCGGGAACACCCCGCCGGTTCGCTTGTTAGCCGTGGGGTCGATGATGGTCCCCGGAGAGGTGCTGGTAGGCGTAATGGATTGGTCTACAACTCCGCCCAATAGCCCGCCGAGACCGCTCGCACTTGCCGCCTGCATGCGTGTAGTCTGCGGGCTACCGCCCTTCCCGGAAGGGGCGGCATTGGTCTGCGCGCCCGGAGGCATGGGCTGGGTCGTGGGATTGCCACCTTTGCCCGGTGTCGCCTGAGGCGAGTACATCCCCTGAGCGGTCGAAGACAGACCTCCGGGGATGAAGCCTACTGTGGGAGCAATCGGGGCCTGTTGGCCGGGGAAGGTATTGATCGTCTGCCCAAAGGGAGTGCTCTGATTCGTTCGGTTGAATAACCAGTCCGCTTGAGCAGCCTGATACGGATTGACCGTAGGAGCTGAACCACCACCACTAGCCATTCACCATCTCCTTGGCCTGTTCCATCACTTCCGGACGGAACCTCTTGACCAATTCCAGGTATTCGGATTTCAGTAACCCGTAGATAATCAGGTTCTCTCCATTCGGCCCTGCTTGTCTCAACGTCCCTTCATTCACAAATCCCATGCCTTCAAGAAATTTCCTGACTCGTTTGTTTGCCTTGTAAACCACCGCTGTCAACCCTGTGCAGTCCATCGGGGGCATGAACGAGGGGGCCAACATGGTGAGAATGTTTCCCTTGGTAAAACACCTAGGGTCATCAGCGCATAAAGTGAGTTCGACTCTGCCGAAGTAGCGATTGGACAAACCCAACACAGCGCCGATCTTCTCGTTGCGGTAACACGCTATGGTCTTCACCCCAATCGGGTTGAATCTGGGTAATCGCGCTTTCAACCACGTCGCAAAGAACAGATGCTCGTTATCATCCCGAGGGATGTAGACCCTAGTGGTCAATAGAGCCCTCCGGGGACCAATTCATAATCAGTCCCCATCCACTCCAGAGAGATGGGACACGACCCCGAAAGGCTCAGGGAGATCGTCTGTCCGGTACCGCACCCAACCAACCAGTCTCCCCTATCGGAGGTGGAGTTGGACCACGGACTGCCCCACGGCGACCCCCACGCGGTACTCTGGTTCTGGCCGGTGGTTTGAACAGGGAGGTACCTGCCCTTATGGTCGAAGTCCAGCGCAGTGGTCAGAGTCACCGATCCTGATGACTTCATGTTGGGACGGTACATGGAGACTCGTTTCTCGCTGTTCCCACCCAGCATCCCATAACCCGTCTTGGCAGAGAAGGTAATGTCGGCTACGGTCTCCGCGCCTAATCGGTCCTTAGCTCCACCCCACTTGAACAACGCTGTCGGAGTAACGAAGTGGACTTCGTTGTTGTACATCACATAGTGGACAGCGTTGATCCCGGTGAACCGCGTATATCCAAACGTGGTCTTCACCAGTTGATCGAACCTGCCCTGACCCATGGGGATGTTGAGGAGAATCCGGTCCCTTACCTGATCGTAGAAGAGGGTGTACCGTCCAGTAGACCCGTAATCCTGGTAGTTCGCCCTGATCGCACCTGACAGTCTTGAAAGAGGTTGCTGTCTGACGAAGTTATCCGGAATCATCTCCAAGTCAGTTTGAGTCAGGACGAAGATTCTCCCGTCCAGCTCAAGGAACGCATTCCGGTCAATAGGAACACCGATCTGGAATCGCCCAACGATGGCCCAGTCGTTCGGGTCACTCGGATTGGACCCTTGGTAGACTAAGACCTCGCCTTTCGTAGTTGTGATGACCAGGAAGTCATCCGGACCACTTCCAGAGTCTCTGGACCATGCGTTGATCGACATCACCGCCCCGCCCTTCTGGGAGACGGTCTCCAGAGGGAATCGGGTCAGCGTCCCTCCGAGAGCATTCACAGCGGAGTACCAGAAGCCCAGTTCTCCATTCGCCCAGAAGTAGGAACGGGACTTGAATATCTTGATGCCACTTAACGTCGAAGGATTAGCCGGCCCCGTGGTGGTCATCAGGAAGAAGTCAGTCCCGTCGAAGATCGTGGGTTGGTCCTGACCGTTCACCATCCCCAGGAGGCCGTTCATCATCGCGCAGGCCCAGTCGGTACCATTCAGGATGCGGGGGTCTGTAGTTAACCCATCCGTCGTCATGAGGATGTACCCACCCGTGTACCCAAAGGACCAGAGGAGTCGGTCTGCCCCCTGGTAACTCCAGGTCATGAGTTTCCCGATCTCCGTGGAGGGAACGCCTACGGTGACGAGGGTCGAACCTTCCCGGAGTCTGAGATACCCCGCATCGGGGATGAAGTTGGTTAACTCATACGCCTCATCGGGACCGAGTTGGTTGATGGGCGAGCGGGTATTCAAGCCCTTCAACGGGGGCGGGAGGGTGAGTCTCGTTGACCTACGTTGACCTCTGGTGAGGTTCTGCCTACGGATCGCCGCCTGTCTTACAGCAGCGTCATAGATGCTCAACCGAAGTCACCGTCAGGGTAGTTCCACCGTATATTAGTAATCCCCATGCCAGCGGTGATCTCCTCCATCCCACCGTCCTCAGCCATGGCAATCCTCCGCAGTCTCTCGGCCTCGTCCTTCTCTTCACCGTAGGATTGGCCTATGGATTTCAGGAACCGCCACTTGGCCTCGCACTCAAGGAGATAGCCCTCAAGGAGGAAGTTGTCCGAATCGGCAGAAACCGAGGCTATGACACCCCCAGAAGACACCCATCCAGTACTCCGGTAGAGATAGACGAACTGGTCCCCATTCGCAGGAGCTGGACTGACGTAGATCCTTTGGGAGGTCGCGTTCCACCGGAGGTGGAACATGGAGTTAACTACTGTCGTCCCAATCGTCCCGTACCGCTGTGCTTGCCACTCGACGTTCCTCACCGGACCCTGTACGGGCTCGCTCAACCCCACCTGCCATGACGACATGGGGACGATGGAGCGGAAGTCCGCAGGGGGAGTTATATAGTCCGTAGTCGAGATCGACGCGGTGACCTCGATAACCTGGGACTGCCATTCAAACCGGGAAAGGAATCGCCCAGCATCGTTGATCGCCTGTAGCATCCTCCGGGCGTCCTGGTTCGGATTGGAAACAAGGGTCGTAGGTTCCGGCAACCCGATGGAACGGGCGATGCTTTGAGCGGTCGTTAAGGCAGTCATGCGACTTTAGGTGGCCTCCCCCGTCGCTTGGGTTCGTCAGAACCTTCAGCGAGTTTCTTCTTCAGGGCGTCAACGGTGTTCATCAGGTGCTGAATCTCTTTGGACTGATCCTCGGCCTTGGTCTGCAATGAAATCACTACGGACGAGTCCTTCTGCGCCTCCAGGAACTCCTTCGCCTTCTGCTGCAGCTTGAAGAAATCAGGAAGCCGAGGACGGTTGCCTTCAGCGAACTCCGACAACTGCTCAACGGTGTGACAGTTAGACGCTTTCAGGGTAGCGACAGCAGCAGCGGAGATATGCGGCCACGCCTCCAGACGGAAGCCGTCAGGGACGTTCTCCATGCCCTTCTTGAAGGCATCGTACTGACGGGAGTAGCGCTGCATGTAGTACTCAGTTACAGGGACGTGCGGGACGTTCAGCTTGTCCCCCGGAGTGATGATCTCCACCATCTCCACGTCGATGAATATCTGCTTGCCTTCCTTCCGTGATGCGCGCTCGTCTATCGCCGTTTTGACGTAGAACCGAGGAATCGTCGTGTCCTTCTGTTCCCGGTAAGCACCGATGTCAAACATTTGGTCAGCCATGAATCATCTTCCTTTCTGCGAACCAGAGGTCCGCATAGTCTGTGTCTTTGTAGTCAGGGAACCACGGACCACCGATGGTCCAGTGGATATTCGCCGGGACCGATGGGGGCTTGTCGTACTCTCCGACAAGGAAGTTCCACGTTCCCGGTATGAATCCGATCTCAGAATCGTGCAACCACTTGAACTGGTGCAGGTCCCTTCCCGAAGCGGTATTGACGTACTGCGGTGTCAACTGACGACAGCGGGTGTTGTTGAACAACATCACCGCCGACCAGTTCTTGCGTTCGTACACCGACTGCTGTTGCCCTAAGAACTTGGTTAAAGTCCTCGGGATGTACTGGTGTCTAACGCACTGGAGCGCGTACCGCTCGTTGGCGCACTGGAACAACTCCACGATGTCTCTCGTGACCATCATGTCGCAGTCCATGAATAAGGCGTGGCCCTCGTAGTTGCATAGAGAGGGAACGAGGAACCTGGAGAACGAGAACTCCGTAGACTGCTTCGGGTCTCTGTCCCGCCACATGGGCTCTTGGGAGAGCTTCAGCGGGGTTATTGATACCGGAGCGGACGCATGCCTGATGATGGAGTGAGACAGGACGTGGTACGCCTCAATCTCATTCTCATCCCAACCTATAAATACCCTAAGCACTCAATCTCTTTCAGGTCCTTCATCTGGACCACAGCCATCGAAATAATCATCCCGGTCTTCTTGACTTTGAATCCCACCGGGGACAGCGTAAACGGGAGGTCCCGGATAACCTCCTTGCACCCCACCCCTTCGCGGTTGTGGTAGTAGTCATCGAACACCACGCTCCCATCGGGCTTCATCATCTTCCTGACGTAGTGCCAGTCGTTCCGTATCGTCTCGACCGAATGACCACCGTCAATGAAGGCGAAGTCGAACTTCTCTCCGGTCTTCAGGAACTGGGGGAGAGTCAGGTTCGTGTCGCCCTTCACCAACAGGACGCTAGCCTTGGTGTACGACTTCAACAGTGCCTCGACATCGTCCATGACCGGACGAGGCTTGGCGTTCATCTCCTTGTCATCGGTCTCATCTGTCGCGTCTTCAAAGAGGTCAAACCCAACATACCGCGTGGCGTTGGAGTTCAGGATCATGTTGACCGCTGAAAACCCCATGTTCGTGCCTATCTCAAGAATCGACTGGGGGTCTAACTTCTCGCACAGAGCGAACAGCGGCAGGTACCGATCTGTCGTACTCACTTGGACCTCAGGACGTTGAGGCTTCTGTCAGGTATCAGGGCCGGTCTGACGCAGTCGCTCTCAAAGGAGAAGTCGCAGGACTCGTCCACCAGGAAGAGGTTGACTCCCGTCTTCCCGGCTACGCGGTAGCCCTTCATCCTCGCGAACTCGGTAATCGCCTTCTCTGAGGTGCCCCAGCTTCCCTTGGTCTCACTCAGGGAGTAAGGAGCCATGAACAGCTCATCGAAGTCCAGGGCTTCAATGATGACCAACCGCGGCCTTGACAGCAGGTTCAGGAATATCCACGCATCGTTGCTGTCGATGTCTATCGAAAGTAAGTCACACGGGGAAGGAACGATGGCATTGATGTTGTCAACACCCACCTTGGCCGTGATGACGTTCGCTCTGGGGAGGTGATGCTTGAGGACCCGACAGTGCTTGTCGTTCATGTCAACGAGAACCCCGTTGAACTGGTACTCCTCAATCAGTCTGGCAGTGTTGGAATACTCCAGCCTCGCCCCGATGTCGCAGAGAATCCTGTTGCCCCACCCGTACTTCTCAAAGAACTCCAGGATGTGTTGTTCTTCGTTGAACTGGCAGTGCTTGCTCACATCGCTATTCTTTCAGGGGACTCCCCAATGAACTTGCGGTTCCCCTTCAGATGATCCATCCAGTCGCCTAGCTTGGTAGACGGCCAGACGTGGTTCACACTCCTCCCGTAGGGCGAGAGGTTCAGGCACTCAATCCCCTGGCGTAACCTGTCGAAGACGTGACAGTCAGTCCAGTGGTTGTAGCCGTAGAGTTTCTTCTTCGTGTACTCCTCCCTGAAGTTGGTAAAGAAATCCACAACTGCAGGGTAAGAGGCGTTGTACATGATGAAGCCTGTCTCGGAATGTCCACCCTTCCTACCGAGATAGGTGATGGGGTGTTCTCTGCAGGTTCGCTCCAGCCACTCGTGGTCGGGTTTGGCAAACGTAACTACGTCTGCGTCCAGCCAGATCATCTGCTTGTCAAACTTGATTCCCTCGCACTGGGCGATGACCTTGAAGACCCATCGCTGGGCGTCTTTCCGGTAGTCCAGTTCATCCCTTGGCGCAGTCTTTCGGAACCAAGCCACGTCAGGATGCGCGCTAAAATCAGTATGGAAAGTAACAAGCGGATGACTGAAGTCAGGCACCTTATCCACAAAGGCATGGAGTGGGTACTGCCAGAACTCTGTGTAAGTCTCAAGGAACCTCTTCGCGTACACTTCCCAGGCGTTATCCGGGAAGGTGGTGACTACGATCATTTGATTAGGTCAAGAGACCCGCGACGTGGCGAGTCAACATCCCAGTCCTCATCTATCATCCGGCACTGATCCATGTTCCGCAGTGCTGCCCGCTCGACTATCCACGGGATCAACCCCTTCCCGTAGGCCTTGATCCTGATGTCAGGCATGTGTTCTACCTGCGGCAGGAACTCATTGGCCTGCAAAGCCATCGCGGGGTCGCAGTAGAACCGTCTCTCGTCTGCATCAATCGCCATAACTTCTTTCTTGTTCTTCACGCCGCCAATCTTCAGATCGGCACCCTCCATCTGCTCTACCGTGATGTCCTCGCCTTCGGGCGTCTTCAGGCACGAGTCATACCCGAATAGGTGAAGCCTTCGATAGCCCATGATCCACGCCAGAGAAATGCACCTCAAGCCGGACGTAGACCCGCCGTTTACAAAAAATAATGTGCGGTTTTGTCCCTTCTTCTTGAAGTGCTTTTCCCAGTACTCTTTCACCGACTTGGTATAGATGTTCCAGGTGACGACCTTGTAGCCTTTCAGCGCGTCAAAGACTGCTGGATGACACTGAGTCGCCATGAAGTACCTGATTCCATACCCCGGCTTCTTGTAAAGGTCAGCGATCTTCTCCTGAGGATCTACAGCTACCGCCATATGTGGACGGATACCGTTCTCCATCAGGAAGTCATGGGCGCTCTTGATAGCGCAGACCAGGTGACCCTTACTCTGTAACTCCCTTATCGTGTCGAGATTGTCTGCGAGGGATGGTCCCGCACCGCAGAGAATCGCTTCCCCGTCGTGCGCAGGGATCTTCTGTAAGGTGAGATAGCCTTTGGAAAAGGCGTACCTCATGTGTCGGATCAGTTCTGAAGGACCCTTTACGCACTTGGCCCCGAACTTCTGAACCTTGTTTACCGCTACTTCGTTACCTTCCGAATCGCGAATCACAAAAACCCTTTCTTACGGGTAGGCTTCATCCGCAGAGCTACGCATCCAGATGTACTCACCTGCCGATGCGCTGACTCCGTTCATCGAGACCCAGGGGCCTGCAGTACCTGCGGAAGCGCCGGCAGAGGCCGTGCCCGAAGTACCCAGAGCCAGGGTGCTTGTCGAGGGAGGTAGCGCGCCGCCAGCAATGGCGTAGATCGCTATCTTCCCGTTGTTTAACTTGACCCTCATTTCTAAGGGGTGAATACCAGGAGCAGGCGCGACCTTTGTCAGGTCAACGATTGTCGCTTCCAGGCAGTAGTAGACGGTCGCGCTTGTAGCCATGATTTACCTCAAAAGAAAGGGGCCCTTTCGGGCCCCAATCAAGTTACGGATATACCTCATCCGCCGAGCTTCTGACCCAGAAGTACTCGCCCGCAGAGGTAGTGACCGCAGCCATCGACAGGTAAGGACCTGCCGAAGCCGAAGTCGTACCGCTCACGTCGAGTGCGCCCGCTGAACCAGAGACGCCGGGGCCGATAGCCCCACCGGCAATTGCGTAGACCGCGATCTTGCCGTTGTTGAGTTTCACCCGCATCTTCACCGGAAAGACCCCAGGAGCGGGGTCGATCTTGGTGAAGTCGATGAGGGTGGGTTCGGTCGCGTAGTAGGAACCTGCTGAAGTAGCCATAAGTCCCCCTTACGTGAACAGGACGCCGTTAAGACGACGGTTGTTGCAGCAAAGGTTGCCTGCAAAGACCATCGGGATAACAGAAGCGTCCTGGTTAAGTGACGACCGCTCGTCCAGCGCAGTGAAGTTCGTACTCGTGTGCGGCCGGAAGAACAGCGAGTCTGTATTGATGAAATACATGTGGCCCGCCGAGGCCGAAGACGTAAGCCCACCAGCCGTCATGGTGTCGCCGTCATAAACGACGTCAGCCGTGACAAACTTGAGGGACGAGTACCCGAACACCGCCGTATCCGAGGAGGTGACACGCTGGATGTCCGACAGACGCGACCAGAAGCTCCGGTATAGACCCTGATCTGCAACTATCAGGTCCGGTTTCTGGTTGCCCACCGTACATTCCAACCACATGTCCTGCATCTCAGACTCAAGCAGAGCCGCGGACGCAGCAAGGTTCGCTATGTCGGTCGAGGTCTTATTCCTCCACCACGAATAGGTCACCTGGTTGATACCACCGTAGACACCGGCAGCAGTCGGATCATCGGCAATCGCCGCCTGCAGACCCGTCAAGGTCTTGCCAGCGCCAGCGCCGTACATGGCAATCGCCATCTGGTTAGCCATGGTGATTTCCGCAGCCTTCATGCGGGCTTCAAGCAGGTCAATCTGCTGCTCTTTGCCAGCGTTCTGCACGCGGATCTCAAGGCCGTTCCAGGTGACATTGACTGCCGCCTGCTTCCACGCGAACTCAGCCGCGTCCACCACGTCATTCGGAGACGTGTTCAGGACTTCGGCACCCGAGTACCACTGGAAGTTGTTGATCTCTGAATAGATCAACGGTTGGGTGATAACCCGGCCACCGTCCGCCGTGCGAATGTTGCCCTTGGACTGCAGGCGCGAGAGAACCGCGTTGTTGCGGCTCACGTTGTCTGCAGTAATCGGACTACGATTTCGCAGGGTGGTGGCGACCAGTTCACCGATGTTTACATCAGCCACTTATCGTTACCTCACTGTCGATTTGCTTGGTCATCCCAGTTCTCGGCTAGCGTCTCTCGCAAGGACTTCGGTTTCGCCACTGGGACGGAAGCGCCGTTGGAGCGCCCGATGGTGGGTTTAGTCACCGTGCGGGTGTTGGCCTTCTTCCGTCTCGCCGCTTCCAATTCCGCCTTCACCTTGTTCCGTTCCTGTTCCTGCAACTCTTCAAACTTCTCAGTCCGCATGGCAGTCTGATAAGCCTTTTCAAGAGTCATAGAAGGTTCGGCAGCGATAAGTCTCGCCATTACAGGTTCCAGTTCTTTGAAATACGGTCGCAGCGCTTTGCCGTCTGGTCCGTTCGCGTCCCTGAACTCAGCAATCGCACTCTCGGCTTTCTGGCGGGCAATTTGTTCCTGCGCCTGTCGTAGCCTTAAGTTTTCCTGCTCAAGTTCCATTTCGCGTAGCCGGGTTCTCCGGGCGCTTTCATCGTTGTCCTGACCTAGAAGGGCCTCACTGAGCTTATCGCTGACGTTATAGGCGTCGGCAATCTTACGAAGCTCCGACACAGGGTCGTTCTGAAGTGAGACGTAGGTTCTAAGCCAGTTAGGCACGGCTTGCGCCAATGCCGAGGTGACTTGTTCCTTCGTCGCGTTCGGAAAGAAACTCTGTGCGGTCTCAGTAAGAGTGTCGAAGCCCGAGTAACGCTTGCGCTGCTCTGCCAGTTCCTCCATCTTCCTGTTCAGGCCGCTTTCCATGTTCTTGTGAATAGCGAGAAGGGTTTCCTTCCCCTTGTCATCAAGAGCATTGAAAGCATCGCGGTCATCTTTCGACCACGTCGAGGGGGCCTCGGTTACCTTTTCAGGCTCGATCTCCTCGGTGGTGGGTTCCGCCACCACTTCGGTTTGCTCTACAGCCGAAGCTTCCTGACCGTCATCAGGAGTTACCTCTTCTGTAAGAACGGGTTCTTCTGGTTCAACACCAGATTGGGTATCCCATCCGCTCGCGAGTGAATCCCGGAGCGAGGGGACCTTATCTTCGTTTTCCACGCATCAGCCTTTCAAGGTTCGGACGAGCCCACTGCCCGCCCGCGCCGTGTTGCAACCAGTCTTTCGTGGGGTTGTCGGGGGTCTTCCCCATGCAGTGCTTCAACTCATTGCCGACTTCCTGAAGGCCGTTGCGCTTCAGGTATTCCCGGTGTTGCTTTCTGCCAGAGATCTCCCTGGCTTCCTTGGACTTGCGGATGAACTTCTCCGCTTCCGGTCCTGCGATAGGTCGGTAGTCCTTGAGGTCGTCCCAGACCATCGGGGAGACGCGCTCACGCGCTCGCCGGTCGTTAGCCTCTACCCACTTGCCCCCTGGGCCCGATACGTACTTCATCGGCGGCTGTACGAACCAATCCCGATCCACGCATCGACTGAGGTCACCCCAGCGGACACGGAATAAAGATGAGGGCGGATGTAGAAGCCGTCAGCGATCTCGATGTTGATTACGGCGGAGGTGGAGACCGTCGTTGAGGCGATGTCAAACCACGGACCTGCCGTTGAGGGGGCGAGCTGTAATTTGACCTGTGCGCCGGCCATCTGGCCCGCTACCGCGAGGGTGACGATGTTCACCCCGTTGGATGCAACCGACCTCCCAAGGTAGATCGGGAAACTCGTGGCCGCGCTCGTTGAAGCCGAGCCTGCGGCGTAAACTTGTCTAAGTGCCATTCGTACTCCCAGGACGGTTTGCGTCCCTCTCGATTTGTGCTGCCCGTGCCTGTGATTCCATTGCCTTGTTTGCTATCCCTGCTTGGGATTCCATCTGCTTGTTCTGGATGTTCGCTTGAGACTCCATGCGCTTCATCTCAAGCTCGACCTGCATCTCCTGAACCTTCAGCTGGAACTCCTTCTCCATCATCTGCAGTTTTGCCTGCATTTCCTGCTGCTTCAGTTGCAATTCTGCTTGGGCAACCTGCATGTCCGTCTGCGCCTTGACCATATTTGGATCAGGCTGCGGCGGCGGAGGGGTTGTACCAAGGAGTTCGATCGCGTCCTCGACGCTCCGGGGTCCTTTGAAGACTTGCGTGAACCAGGTCAGCATCCCCTTGCCGACTTCCTGCCCGGAAGTGCCGTACATCTGGGTCAACATGCCCACAGATTGTGAAAACTGCGACAGGGCACTGACAAACTCGGCCATTTCGGCCTTCTGGTCGCCCGCTTCGGGCTGGATGGTCGAATCGGTCTCCATATCGACCGTGAAAGCCCTCATGGAGTCGTCACGGAGGAGTTGTAAGACCTCATCCGGGACCTGGGCGTCGACAATGTCTTCAATCGTCTCTCTGGAGAAGTTCTCCACGACGATTTCGCCAGCAATCCGGAACAAATCACGGAAATAGCGCTGGATTTCCTGCTGTTTTGGTAGAAATCTGCGAGAACCGAACTGCGCCTTGATTCCCTGGGCCTTGGCGGTCTCGCGGGGGTCTGATGCGCCCCTCATGATGTCGGCGATGCCAGTGATTTCAAAAATCTGCTGGATCAGAACCTGTCTCTGCTGCGAAAGTATCGACAGAACCTTCGCGTAGGGCTCAACAGGCACCCATGCGATGAGTCCATCGATCCCTGTCCTCTCCAGAAACCCGGTCCAGTCGGCTACCGGGATGCCTGTGGAGTCATCAGCGGTCAGCAAGGGGCCTAAGGTGTTCTTTGAATCACCCGCGTAGGCGAAGTTCGCCCTGATAGCGTTGGTGATCTTGTCGATTCGCTTCGTTAAGTCGTTTACTTCCTCTGCCTGATACTGGTACATCGTGTATTCAGGGATCGGAATCAGGCAATCGTTAGCAGAAACGGCGTAACACGGTCTCGCGCAGTCGAAGAAGCCTCTCAACTTGACCGGGGGCGGGCCTTCACGGAGGACTTCGGGAGCGCCGTTGCAGTGCCAGACGACTGTATCCTCGTCTTTGTCCCAGCACTCCCAGACCTGAGTGGTTTCCTCGCTCTTGTCCTTGTCTTTCTTGAAGGGGATGTCCTTCAAGTCCTTCTCGGTAAGACCAAACTCCTTCTTCAGCTCGTCCTTGGTGAAGAAGTGGTCCCCGTAGGCTACCCAGCAAACGTCTTCCCAGCGATCCTGGGGGTCGTATCTGAAACACTCCCAGGGAACGTGGTGATACCGGACCTGCTCAAAGATGACTTCGTAGTTATCGCCATCCCCTTCTCCGACAGGTTCGTAGAGAACGCGGTCAACGGAGCGTCCCGGAAGAAGGAAGTCTGTAACAATGGACTTAGCGAAATTATCAAAGTCGTCCAGACCGTTATCCACAGAGAACGAGATCGTCTTTTCAAGTACATCTGACGCCGCCCTTGCAAGAGCCTTGGTCTGCCCCTCTACTTTCGGTGTGACTACGGGTACGGGTGTAGCCGAGTAGAGAGACGGTCGTTGGGTTTCGGTGTTCGACCAGAGGAGGTTCATCTTCGGGGATGATTTCCCCGCACGTCGTTCATCGTCCCGATAGGTCTTGATGACCTTCTTGACCCGTGCCCGGTAGGCTTCCTCGTGCTTTTCAGCAGCGTCTAGTCGTTTAGACCATGTTTCAGCCTTGGTTTCTAGATCCAATTCCTTGTGTCTCGATATACGGGTTTCATCAGGTCATTCAGGGAAGGCATCTTCATCCCCTTCTCTTTGATCGGGGTGATGTTCACCTTCGGTCGCGAGGCTGCTCCGTATCTCACAGAGTCAACCCCGTGGTCGTAACCACATTTCAAATATTCTTCCGGTTTCTTCTCGTCCGTCTCCACTATGGGTAGGGTTCGGATGAGATGCTCGCAGTTAGCAGAAACGAAGAACTTGTTGGCCGCGATTCGTTGGTAGAGGATGGTCGAGCCAAGGGCTCTTTCGTTTGACGCCCTCTGCCAGTGAACCCCTTCTTCGGCCATCTTTTGAGCAACTGAAGGGCTTCCGTCGGACCTCCAACACGAAGGGTCTGCAACGCCGTACGCCACTTGTTCTCCGATCTCTCGTTCCAGAACACCTCGTGCCACCTCTTCAGGGTCGATCCTCAAGCCCTTCATAGTCCATCCGCGTTTCTCGGCTGGCTGGACTCCGTACCACTCTCGGTAGAGGATGAGAGTGCCTTCATCGAACTTATACGTAGAGCCATCCTTCGCAAGGACTGGCGTTTCGTCCGCCACGGCGTACCAATAGATCGCGAACGGCTGTCGGTAGCCCCAGTCCATAGAGCGGAATCGGGTCCAGTGCGACGGCAGGTGGAGGGGAGGGATAACGTGCTCCAGCGTGGAGAAGCAGTCGAAGTAGGCTCCTGCGACTGTGTTCCAATCCCCTTCGACAAGTTGCTTCCTCTGGAACTCTGGGAGGTCTCTGAATTGAGCCTCGTAGTTCTTGTCGATGTACTTGTTATCCCGCATGGTGGCAGGGATAAAAATATAACTTCGCCCATCGTCGTCAGTGAACTCTTCCTCGGGAGGTGCTGCTGTTACATAGTTGTCCTTGAGGTAGTTGTGAGACTCACCACCAGGGTTAGATCCCATCACCAGACGGGGGAGTCTCTTCAGGAAGGGCAGAATCTTTGGATTCTTCGCCGCTTCCTTCTCAAGGAAGTTTCTGTAGTCACCCAATCTCATTCGGGATTGGATGTAGTTCAACTGGTAGGGAGTGAACTGAGCAGCCTCATCCACTCCACAGATATGAACTTCCCATCCCTGGATGTCCTCAACATCCTTTTCATGCTCAAGATGTCTGCAGATCATCCGTGCCCCGTTGTAGAAGCGGAACTCGGAGTTCGACTCGTTCCAGGTTGCAAGCTCTTTAGGGAGTTGCTGTTGCATCTGGACGATGTGATTGTTTCTCAACTGCTGGTATTGTCGCCGCAGCAGCAGAGCAAACAGGTTCGGGCAGTTAAGGCAGAAATCTATTAAGTCCCACCGGACTCCAATAGATTTCCCACCGCCCGCGGCACCGCCGTAGAGGATGTTTCCCGCCTTGGCACGATGTAAGACCTGCTGACGGGGTTGCGCCGTGTAGGGAAGGATTATGTCCATAGGACATCGTGCCCGCCCTTGGCTTTCTGGGTGTAACCCTCCTGGACCAGCATCTGCCCGGCTGTATCCGCATTGAAACCCCAGTTTTTCATGTAGGCGATCATTTCTTGCTCAAGAACCACCGCGGGGTGGCACCGTCTGATGGTGTCCATCGCCCCTTCGATGGCTTCTGGCTCGTGGCCCTGGATGTCCAGCCAGATCAAATCTGGATTGAGCCCGTAGTCGTCTATCCTCACCGTGGGGATTTCACCGAGCCCATCAAGGTAACCAGCCCCTGAGTTAGCGCCACCGCTGATGAATTTTCTCTTGCGGTGGTCTTTACCTACCGCCGCTTCGATCAGGGTGATGTTCGGGTACTCGCGGAAGTTCTCTTTGCAGGCAGTAATGTTTCTCTGCTCAACCTCAAAGGTGAACACCCGCTCAAACTCCAGTGCGAGACGGACGGGGTAGACCCCGCCTCCAGATCCCGCTTGGATGGCAAGCCGTCTACCGGGGACGTGAGTGAGGACTTCAGCAACGAAGGAAACCTGGGGAGCGGCTTTCCAGAGAACGCTGTCGTCGTGGGGCCACTCCCATTCAATGTCAGGCAGCCCGAGAAGAGCTTGCTTGCGCTTGGTCTGCTTCACACATCTCTCTGACCAGCTCTCGGAATCCCACCGTGGGCTTCCAGTCGAGGTGGATTAACGCTTTAGTAATGTCCGCCCGCGACTCGGAGACCTCCAGCGGACGGTGACGTTCATTGACCACCGCTTCGCCGCCAAGATGAATCATAGCCTCCGTCAGAAAATCACCAACCGAATGGGTTTCCCCAGTCCCTATGACAAAGTCATCTGGATCTCTCTGGAGCATCATCCAGGCGGCTTCCATGTAGTCTCTCGCGTGGCCCCAGTCTCTCTGAGCGTCAAGGTTCTCCAGAGTCACCTTCCCGTAGTTCGCCAGACCGTAGGTGATCTTCCTGGTAACGAACTCCGTGCCTCTTCTTGGGGATTCATGGCTGAACATGATCCCGCAGGAGACTCTTACTCCGTAGGCTTCGCGGTACATCTGGCTCATCTGGTGAGCGTAGACTTTGGAAGCTCCATAAGGAGACCGCGGAGCGAAGGGAGTACGCTCGTTTTGGGGGAGAGTTGCTGATCCAAACATCTCCGAAGAAGATGCCTGGAACAGTCTTATCCTCGACCCCCGTAAGACCTCAAGGATTCTGACGCACCCGTCGCCGTTTACGGATTGGGTGTAGTAGGGAGAGTTGAAGCTTCGCCCTACTGATGATGCTCCTGCCAAGTTATAGACTTCATCTACCTGACAGGATCTTACGGCTCTTGAAACGCTCTCAAAGTCCGACATCTCGATCGGAACAGGATCAACCCCAAAGTCGGGGATCCTCCCTCTGTAGCCACCGTAAACCTTGTAGCCTTTCTCGATGAGAGTCTGTGCGAGGTAGTACCCATCCTGACCACAGACTCCGGTTATCAGTGCTCTCACATGTCCTTTCTAAAGTAGCGCGTACCCTATGCAGCTACCGATCAACAACGTCTGCGCGTACCCCGGATGAACTCCATCAGCGTGGGTCTTGCCGTTGTAGAGCGCGGTCCCACCAGAGACGGTGAAGATGTCCGCTACGACGATCTGCGTGGGTGAACTCGGGTAGTTCGCCGTGAACCATGCGGGGATTGTGTTGATCGCGGTCCTGAACGTGGCGGCTTTTACTCTCGCGGTCGAGGAGCCCTGTTCGGCAAGGTTGTAGAGAGTTACCGACCCAGACCCTACCGCCGCACGGGAGAGGACCAGGGTAGCCGTGCCCCCTCCGGAGACTACCGTGGTGTCTTCAGGGATCTGCAAGGACCCCGTACTGTACCCGCCAATCCTGTCCCCGTCAGCGAAAGTAGCAGGAACGGAAACGCTCGATACCGTCGTGGTCCCGTTCAACGTCCCCGTAACCGCAGAGGAGGCGTTCCACCCGTAACCTCTATCTGCGATGTTGGTGATGAGGATTCTTGAGGGGACTACAGATGGAGCGGTCTGGCCGTTCAAACCACAAAAGTACTCGATGTATTCCTTTAGCGCAGCGGTGAACAACTCAACCGTCACCGCTGCCGTACCGATGTCGTTCGATCCACCGTTGATGACGATGGTCTTGTATCCCAGGGCTTTGACAAGACCTCGTACGTCGGCATCCACCTGAGGGACCGAGGTACTTACCGTGTCGTCAAGGTTCGCCTGTTGGGTAGCTGTATTACCAACCCTGAAGCTGTAGGTGGTGTTCCCGTCTGCCAGCTCAGTGAGCAGATGCCCACCAGCGGTCATGCGGTAGAAATGCGTCGGCCGGATGTTGTTCAGTTCTAGCCTACGAAGGATCTGCGCGTCGTAGTTGCAATCGTAGTAGGAATGAGCCTCCCAGTTATCCGATCCGATGATTGAATCGGAGAGAATCGCAATGGACTCGTTCGACCCCGAGGTCAGGGCAGGAACCGTAGGAGCCTTAGTAGAAACCTGGACGTTACGAATCCAATGACCCGCGCCGATCATGGGGACTAAACCACCCAGGCCACCATTGAAGGCGTTACCCCTCGCGCCCAAAGTGAGAATCCCGAACTCATCGGAACCCGACCTGATAGTGGTCATCAGGGTGACGCCGTCAACAGCAACGACTACCCGAGCGTCCGCGCCATCGGTGTACCAGCCGACGTTCACGGTGACCATCGTGGGTTTGGCGTAGGAGTGGAACCTTCCAGCGTTGGCGGTTCGTGAGGACCACCCCAAGAACTCCCCATCTATGATCGAGACCCCCTGGCGAAGTATCCCCATCAACCCAGAGGCGGTGGAACTCTTGTAAACACCGATTCCACCCGTACCGGCGTTAGACCAGTTACAGAAGGAAATACAACACTGGTTCCCCGGAAGGGTATCCCCCGTACTCCCATACTGGACGGTCGAAGTTTGAACCAGCCAATTGGTTGTCACCTCAAAGGACATTTGTCCTTGAGTGCCCAATCCCACCGCAAAGAGAGTGGGATCGGCGTCACGGGTAATCTGATAACAAGAGGCTGTGGTACCCCCTGCCTCGGCTCCCCTCATTCCCAAGACACCATGTTCAGGACCGCCGGGACCGTCGGCTATGGCAACGGTGTAGCCCGTGTAGGAGGGAGTAGTCGTTAAGGCATGGCGGAAGACAACCGAGGAGTCCGAGGTCCCGTACTGAAGGAAGGCGAATTGGCTCTCAGACCCTCCTACACTTCCCGACAATCCTGTTGCAGGACCCCTCGCTAGCGCCCTCGTCAGAGGGTGGGCTTGCTGTCTCGCAAGGGCTCCCAACTAGTTGCCCTGGCCTCGGGTATGTCTGGGAAAGTCAGATTCCGTAGCCGTTTCGGCAGGGCGGATAAACCCCCTTCCTCGGTACTTTCCTTTCGTCTTCGGTCGTGCAGCAACGTAAGCCATAGATCACCTATACCGGAACGTCAATTTCATGACGCCCATCTTTAAGTTTCAACAATAACTCCAGATAAGCCTTGTGGGCTCTCTGGATTCCTTCGGAGAGCGAGATCCCCAGAGCCTCCTCCAGGGCCTCGACTGAACTCCCAGCGAGCTCCAGGTCATCCGAGAAGGCCTCTAACTCGGTAAGGACGATGGCCTCAGAGGGGCCGATCGCTGCCTCGATTCTCATGAATCCGGAACAAGAGTTCTCCGTTGTCGATGTAGACGGCAAGCCCATCATCCTCTTCAACCTCCACCGCTAAGGTAATCACCCGACCTGAGGAGGTCTTCAGGGTCAGGGAACCCGCGTTAAGTCCTTGATTCTCGATCAACACAAGTCTCCGGTTTTACGGGGTGTGTATGTTGATTTCATTGGGGTTTTTACTTTTCATTTTTCCAGCCTGGAAAGGTCCGGTTCTTCCCAGTGATCCCAATGAGTAGGACGATACGGGAAATACCTGAATCTTGCCCGCCAAAACAAGTACTTAGCCTTGATCCATGCCCTTCCCATGGGAGCCCACCAGACCGTAGGGACTGGAGTGGCGTTGCCCCAGTTGGCCTCAAGCTCTTCGCGGAGGGTTTTAATTTTTTCAGTCATCTGTCGGCGGGGAGGCATGCGCCTTCGCGACCACCCTCGACCCGATGGGACCCGTCGGTTTCTCCCTGTGGATAACCTGTGGATTGCGCATAACCGCTATTATGTCGCATGGTCTAGCAGCGTCATTGCCTTGCGAATCAAGGGCTTAACGTGACCATTCCTGAGAGTGCAGTGCATCATGCCTCAGGCCTCTCACCCGCTTCAGCACTGTCCTCCCATGTTTCACGTGGAACAATCGGGGGAGATTGCATACTCCCTTGCTCTAGCGGTGATGCACTCACGCTTAGGACGAGAGCCACTGTATTGCCGCCTAACGCCTTCAGGCCCTTGTTCAGCTTGGCTATGGTCATGCGGTCATGCAAGGCTATGTAACGCTCTACATGCTCCATAGCTTGCTTTGCCTGCTCTGGCGTCTCTACGCCCTTCCTGGCTCTCTCCCAGTCCTCAAGGGCTTTGTGTGCGCTCTCATTGAGTTCGTCGAGTGTCATCGCATTAGCCATCTGTGTAGTAAGTCCACTCTGACTCGTCCTTTGGCGGATGCTTGAAACACAGAGCCACTAAGCCCTTGACCCACTTCGAAGCATAGTGGCCTAGGCTTACCCCGCAGACTGCACACTTCATCGCATCACCAGTATCCATAGTCCTACCGCAATGATGGCTAGCAGGCATTCCACTAGCCATAGTCCTTTGATCTCGGTCTCTAGCTCGTACTCAGCCATACCTGACGCGCTTTCTGCACACTTCGCAGACTCCAAAGGTGATGACCTTATCCTTGGTCACAATGGCCTCAGCGTACTCGTCTGTATTGATGGTGCATCGTTCTCCAGGGTGATGCCGTCGTCTCTGCTTATCCCCAGCATGATGTTGACCTGTGTTCCGCCCTGGCTCTTCTGTTCGCCCCATTGTCCTTTGCTTACTGGTGAAGACTTGAGTAGCCATGCTTTAGCCTTCCAATCAGGTTCGGCCTGTATTGCCTCTACATTGGCCTGGATGAAGCTCGCAGCAGCCTCTTCTATGTCCCCTGCAAATGCTTCGTCAGCATCCCTCCAGCGGTTCATGGTCTCGGGACTGATGCCAGCCAAAGAACACGCAGTCTGCAGGCCCAATCCCTTCTGGAGACTGGTCAGGAACTTCGTGAGCGTGCGCTTGGACGCCTTGTCGGCGTTGGCTAGAGCAGGATATCGGGCGGGATCGCCGGGCTGGAGAGCCGGAAGGGTGTTGATGTCTATAGGATTATGCAGGGACAGAAACCCACGCTAGAGTCTTGTAACATACTTTGGGCGCGTCTGTCAATACCCTGCGCGCACGATATAATCGTTGCCTGTAACAAGATCGGCTAATGCCCAGATAACCCGCTATTTGGCGCTCCGACAATAGCTTGCCGTCTATTGGTGGCAGGCAGTATCGAATAGTCAGGGCATCCCTGTCGGGCTTCGGTATCCGGGAGACCATGCGGTCGATGGGTGCCAGCCAGGGAGGTCTATCGTACAAGACTCTATGCCCTGGGTTGAAGTAGTGGGGATCGGTAAGAGAAGCAAAGACAGAGCGGGTTGGGTAGCCACGGTCAAACCAACGGCGAGCATGGTAATTACCCCATTGGGTGAGGAGTGTTTCCAGCTCATCGCGCACCTAACAGTTCCTCATCTTCACCGGATCGGTGCGGAACCACAGCCTGTTTAAGTCACAAACTGTCACTTGTGTCTGCGGAGGTGGCGCCAGAGGCCATGCAACAGCCCCTGTGCTGTTTAACATCTGCACAAGCTTCTGTCGGGTGGCCTGCGTTATGGACACCGCCAGGACTGTCTTAGTGGCTCCCAGGTCACAGCCGTAGATGAGCTTTGCATTGGCCTTGGGAGTCAGCGGCGTTATGTACACAGCCCTACAAGGGGGCAGTGAGTCTCCGTAGGCACACTTAGCCAACCCAAGGACTGTGAATACAAGCGCCAGCAGGGCGATTAGTGAGAGTCCCATTGCGTCTTTCATTTCGTTCCCTTCTTTGGCTTCTTGCCAGGGCCGCCAAACTGCACCGGACCGGAGTGGGTGTAGTGCCAGAACATCCCTATGGGTATTCCAAGGTCACGAGCTATTGTCTTTGGCCTGTTTGCTTTCCATACCCGATAGCGCCTTTGCAGCTCGTCAAACATCTCCTGGGTGATTGATACAGGTCTGCCGTGGGGCTGCTTCATATCCAGCCTCATCGCCAGCCTCCCAGGATCTTGTGGATCTCCCGATGGTCTCGTGGATGCTGGGTTGGGTTTACATCAGGGGTCGCGGGGCCACAGCCAACCCTGTATCTGGCTTTGTACCTACAGGTGTCTGAGCAGTAGGTGGCAATGTCTCTGATGGCATCAAAAGGCTTACGGCACATCGCGCAGATTTTGTGGAACTTCGCTTCTTTACGATGATAGGGACCTGACCTCATACAGCCTCCAGTCTGGCAAGCATTTCCCCCAGTGCCACGACCCTTAACCGCTCTTCGTATTCGGTTTTCTTCTGGACCGTGTGCGACATGTGATAGAGCCTGTCCATTGCCTCTTCGCCAAAGAGGTCGTCAAGCCACTTAGCGAATACAACAGGGTTTTCCCCGGTGTATTGATGGCAGTGGAAACATAAAGCGAGCGCATTGGAGGGTACGTCTGGGCTGCCGGTCCAATGGCGAGTGGACCAGTGCCTTCGGCTATACAGATGCGCGGCGTGAAGCCCTTGAGCGCCCTTCTCAAACCGCTTCTCGCACCGTCTACAGGTCCAGTTGTCCCGTGTCCTGATGTAGCGGGAGAAGAGGTCGTCAGCCTTTGAGCGGCGGATCTTCATGCCATCGCCCTCAAGCGGTCGAACATTCCGCCTAGTACCTCGATGTCCCTCTCCTGAGGTATCTCAGGCCCCCACATCTCCAAGCATTGTTTGGCAAGGCGATCACGTTCCTTTGCCATTGCTCTTAGCTGGTCGAGGGTTAAATCCTTCTTCTGCCAGTGAATCCGGAACATCCAGACATTCATCATGGCTTTCCATGCGCATGGTTGTTTCCAGTCTGCTTCTGCGGGTCGTGGAGCAGCCTTTTCAGTGCCTGGTCGAACATCAACATGGAGTTGGTCATCCCAGCGTCCTGCGTTGAGCCATGAAGCAGGGTGGGGAATGAATCGAGGGTCAGTCCATCCGGGTAGTTGTCGCTTGAGTCCGGCAAGGATTCTGTCGCCAATCTGGTCTCCTTTCGCCTTAGTCCAAGCCTTCTCTGCGTTGAGGCGCGCTACTTTCCGAGGGTACAAAGTCCAGAACTCTGCGAAAGACATGGTTATCCATTCCTACACGTCGTTAAGGTATGACTGACTTGAATTGCTGCGCCAAAAGAGTCTAATAGTCCTCACGGAGTTGCGGTTTGACATATTCTCGTTAAAGCAAGGCCCTTTTCCGGGTGACATTAGATGTCCCGCCTTTCGGCGTCCGTACTCAGTGTTCCGGTATGACTGATAGACTTTTGGTCTACCTCACCCACCAAGTTGTCAGGGCACGACAGAGCCTGGATTTGCCTCATTGAAGCTTTCCCAGAGGACGGCACCTCAACGACCGCATATGACTGCCTCTGGCAGCGTTCGGTTGCAGGGTGAAATTGAATCGGGTAGAATAACCCTGCAGCGTCAACAACTGCATTGTGGCACAGCAACTGTGTCGCCGCAAGACCCTCCCTAAGACGACTGTCTCGGAGGGTTTTGTCGTTATGGGGTTCAAGAAAAGCGGGCTCCCAGCCATCGGATCACACCAGGGGAGGAAGGTGATACGACAGTGGGAGCCCTTGAACGCACTTCGCGAAACTTGTTCTGCCAATTGGCCATATTGACCCGGTTGCGGTATTCCATAACCGACAAGGGGCCAGCGCCGTCGGCCTCGATGTCATCCTGATAGCGGGTGTACCGGCCTAACAGGACATCGAAATAGGAGATTTGAGGCAGCGCAACAGAATCAGGTTGCGCGGGTCGCTCCGCTGGAAGCGGATTCTTACGAGATTTCATCCCACCCCACCCCTCTGCTAGTGAGCCCGAGTCTCCTCGGGGTATACATCAGGACGTAGCTTGTGTCTAGAGACGCCTGTAATGGCCTCTACGGCCAGAACTCGCTGAACCGGTACCCTGCCCGCCCTTACCCACCCGGTGATCGCCTGCGACGTTATACCGAGTCTCCGGGCAAGTTCGCCTTGGGGCACCTCTTTGAGAACTTCATTCAATACACTCATGGCTGCCACCATAAAGGAACCCTTGTTGGTTGTCAAGTCTAAATTACCGCTTGACAGCCACAAGCAATGCTTTATAGTAGGCACATGGACTTCCTGATCCTTTGGCTACTCGGTGTTTTCTTCGGGTTTGTCCTAGGGTTTGCGATTGCAATACTGATGGTTCTCCACGGAAACTGTGAAAAAGGGGATTTAGATGGAAGCAAGCATTAACCACCCGCACTCCAAGCCACTTGAGCATTACACGGCCGAGGGTGCCGTCGCTCGAGAGATCGACGCACTCCGCGCCCAGGTTAATGCGCTCACCAAACACGCCGACGCACAGTCAGCCCTGAATACCGAGGTCGCGCAAAAGAATGGCGAGACCATCAGCCGGCTCGCAGCCCAGCGCGACGAACTGGCTGCGGCGCTGCGGATAGTCCGCGACGACGCGCTTGAGAATCCCACGCTCGCAGCTTGCGCCCGCGCATTGCGGGAACTCGTGAACGCGCTTGGTGAGTCAGGCACGGCAGACAGATTCGACACTTACGAAAGTGAAGCGTTCGAAAATGCCAAAGCCGCGTTAAACGCCCGCGCAGCCCTTGCCAAGGTAGGTGCGGCATGAACGCGACCGTAAACCACCCCCATGCAAAGCAGCTCACGCACTACGTCGTTGAGGCTGACCTCGCTCGAGAGTTAGACGCTCTGCGTCGGAGAGTCGCCTTACTGGAACAGCGCGCAGCAGAGGCGATGGACTTCGCAGAGGACAAGTTCGACGTGAACGACTCTGACTATGGTCCCGTTCCTAACGACTGGATGCGCATCTACTCAATACTGGATGGTGGACCGTGAGCCTCACCGACGAACTAATGTCTATAGCTGCCGCAATGGCGAGGGTTCAAATGGAAGCCAATGGAATCAGGATGCTCGATAGACAGGATGGGTACGTGGACAACGACCCTCAGATGGCAGACGACTCCAACGATCATCTCTGTGACTGTGGGGCCCTGATGAACCCCTGCAGTGATAGGTGTCCTACGTGTCAGGCAGAGTATGACGAGGCACTAGAGGACGCCAGAAGGGACCAGGATCTCATGGACCTGCAGTCAGACATTGAAGACCTGATGTACCAGGAAACCAGAGAATCACCATGATCAACTGGTTACTCATCGCTGCCTGTTTCTCGATCATGTTCTATCTGGGGATGGTGTCATGACCGACGAAGAATGGCATCAGCGCGAGCTTGAAAACCGCAGACTCGCAGAGGAACTCGGCTTCGACCCGAAGAAGTGGGGAACCGAGGACTGGATGAAGAAGTTCTACAAGGAGAAGGAAAATGGTGACCTTCAGCGAACTGGCAAAGATTGATTGCTCAAAGCACACGGAGAAAAAGAACGGTTTCACCTACCTCTCGTGGCCGTTCGCCCATCAGATGATGGCGGAACGAGACCCTGAGTTTGATTGGAATCCGATTCAGTATGGCGACTACGGCCAGCCATACCTGCACACTGCTGCTGGAGCTTTCGTTTCAGTACAAGTGACGTTCTGCGGAAAGACGAGGCAGCACACCTTCCCCGTTCTGGACTACCGCAACAAACCCATCATGGAGCCTACGTCCTTCGACGTGAACACCTCGATCATGCGGTGCTTCGTCAAGTGCTGTGCCCTGTTCGGATTGGGCCTCTACATCTACGCGGGTGAGGACCTTCCGGAGACGGACACCGCGAAGAAGATCAGTGCGATGCCCGACCCCGTAACTCTCACCCCACAGGAAGAGCTGGACGTAGCGCACTTCTACAACTCGTTCATCGACCTACTCAACGCCGACATCACCGAAGAAGACAAAGCCGACAAGATGTTCGCCCTGAGACAAGAAGCCAGCGAGAATCAACTGATCCTCCTGGCAGTGTGGGACCGGATGAAGTCAATGCCCAAAGAGCGGGCGGCGATCAAGAAGTACGTTGACGCGGCTAACACACGAAGGAAAAACGCAGCATGAGCGACTATGTTCAAAAACCCGGCACCGGCAACCTCTTCAAGAACTCCTTCAAGCAGAAGGACGCCCACCCCGACTACAAGGGTTCAATCAACGTCGCGGGGACGGAATACGACCTCGCTGCGTGGCTGAAGGAAGGGAAGAACGGCAAGTACATGAGCCTGTCAGTGAAGGCGAAGGACGCGAGGAAGCCTGCGGTCGAGAAGCAGATGGAAGACTTTGACGATAGCCTCCCGTTTTAGCCAATGATTACCGACGCCCAACTAGAGTCAGCCCTGAGCTACCTCTCCGAGACGGACGAGGAAGCCGCCGAACTGAAGGCCAGCGTAGAGCGACAGGAATACAAACTGAAACGAATGAAGGCCACTGTCTTCAAAATGTCCGCAGGGACCGTCGCAGAACGCCAAGCCGAAGCAGAGATCCACGAAACCGTACAGGGGGCCCAGGATGACCACGTTGAGGCAATCAAAGCGTTCAACACTGTTGCAAACCGACGCGACACGCAGATATTGATTGTTGAGGTTTGGCGCTCCGTGAACTCCGCAAGAAAAAAGGGGCTGATGTGAAGATTTGCGTTGTTGACGGCTGCAGTAATAACGCAGGACCGGGCCGAGGTATGTGCCACAAGCACTATAAGCGGTGGCAGCAGCATGGGCATACAGGACTAACGTCTGGGAAGGGATGCACTGACCCAGTGGAGCGTCTGGCCTTTAGAGGCCGGCGCATGCCAAGCGGATGCTTGGAATGGAATGGCACTGTCGGCGCCCGCGGCTACGGACAAACCATGTGGAAGTACAAGTTCTACACGGTCCATAGATTGTCGTGGGTTCTGAATTTCGGGGAGATCCCTGACGGGCTTTGCGTATGCCACCATTGCGATAACCCACTGTGCTTTGAGCCTACGCACCTGTTCTTGGGGACACACCAAGACAACAGCAGGGACCGTGACCGCAAGGGCCGAGGCAATCCGCCAAAGGGAGAGCGCAATGCCAGCGCCAAACTGACGGAGTCAGATGTCCGGAAAATCAGGAGCGATCCTCGCCGTGGGTGTGAACTTGCAGACGAGTATGGGCTTTCTCGGTCAACTGTCTCGCAGATCCGCCATAACCTTCGGTGGAAACATGTTGTTTAGCGCAAACCGAAGGAAGGGATCATGACCGACGCACTCCGCAAGGCCGCGCAGGATGTGGTGGACTGCGAGCAGTATCAAGGCTCGTTCTACGTCACCTATCGCATCGAGAAATTGAACGCGCTACGCGAAGCCCTCGCCGCCCCTGCCCCGGATGCCGGGGAGGATGAGGCGCTGTGCGTGGCGCTTGAACTATACGGCCAGAATCGTGCAGCAGCCCGTATCCGCGCCATCAGTGCGGACCTCGCCTACTACCAAGCAGCTTACGAGGATGCTCTTGGCGAACGTGACAAGGCGCAAGCCCTCACCCGCGAGGCCCGAGAGGGGAAGCAGACGTGACAGACCGATTCCATTCACTTGTCGTCGTGCTGGAAAAGGATATGCGGGACGATGACGCTCAGCCGCTGATGGACTGCATTACTCAACTGCGCGGAGTCCTGTCCGTGTCAGGCGTAGTTGCCGACCACGACTCGCACATGGCGCAAGAGCGGGCACGGCTGGAATACTACAAAGCATTGCGGGCTGTCATTTTCCCGGAGGCCAAACCATGACCGACAGAACGGAATCGAAGGCACCGCTGCTGGAGCTACGCAAGGCCGCGCAGGATGTGGTGGACGCCTTTCAATACGAAGGCTCGTTCTATACCTCATATCGGCAGGAGAAAATCGAGACACTGCGCTCTACGCTCGCCGCCCCTGCCCCGGATGCCGGGGAGGATGACTTATCGGAATTTCTCACCAGAGCCTTGCAACGGGCCGCCTCAGAAATCAGCGCACTGGAAGCCGAGCGCGACGCCCTGCGCACCAAATTGGCGGAGGCGGATAGGGTGATAGAGGCGTGGCGCAGCTACGACTTGCAGCAGGCAAGCCTTACCGATGAAAGCGATAACTCGCTGGGGGAAATTGACCTGCTGACCGACCGGCTTCGCGGAGCCAGACGCTTGACGCATGAGTACCGCAAGCCATGAAACCAAAACCCCGTAAGAGGAAGCCGATCAAGGAGAACGGTCATCAATCCTAGCCTCTGGTATATAACTTTTCTTGTGCTGGGCGGTGACGGCACGATGGAGATATACCGTCCCGTCATCCCTGAGATTCTTGCAAGCGATCCTGCAGGCTTCTCCAAGTGCATGACGCTGGCGCAGCCGTGGAAGTTCCCTGCGGTGAATAACACAGCGAACATCGCGGGGGCAGGTTCGAACGGTGGGGCGATTGTGGCCTATGGCTGTGCGTTGGGCGGGACTGGGACGTTTGTGGAGCTGACGGTGCCGTTACCCGCGGAAGTGCCATAAAAATAAACAGGAGGTCCCATGAGGACACTTATCCTTTGCCTGCTCTTTTCATCTGCCGAGGCAGCAACCTACACCGTGACCCTGAATGTCACTTACCCATCTCCTCAGGTGTGGACCGGAGAGTTCACCGTCCTTGAGCAGAATCGCTATGAGGGGGTCTCACCGCTCCTGGAGATCAACATTGAAACCCCAACGGGGATGCTGTCCCACACGATGGGCGAGTACCTGCAGCGTTATTGGACCGACCCGACCTGGGACTCAAGTGTTGTCGATCCTGACCGATTCTTCATCGAGGAGCAGATTGGAGCTTACTACGAGGACTTGAACTACCTATGCTGCATCACATGGGTTCCCGGTGGGGAGATCCGCTGGGGCGGACCAGGATGGTTTCCAGACAACCCAGGCAGGCTGTACTTTATCTATGACGCTGGCTACGGAATCGGCGCTGATGGTACCTACACCATCACCCCCGTTCCCCTGCCCGCTGCTGGCTGGCTTCTGATGTCGGCTTTTGGTCTGCTATTGGCACACAGGAGGTGAGGGATGTTCGCGAAGATGGTGAGCGAGGGAGCCATGACACCTGAAGACGAGAGGCTGTGCGAAGAACTGGAGCGAACCGGCGTGGGCTTCGTGGTTGGCATTGCAGGACAAGCCGCCTCCCGCATCCGCGAACTGTCGGCTGAGTTAATGGGACCGCGCTACCGCTGCCCGCAGTGTGGGATGGTCCAGATCAGAACCACATTGCTTTATATCGCTATGTTGCACTTCTTGACGATAGGCCAACTGTTAGCGGCGCTAAGCTGCGTGTTGTTGCAGACAGCGTATTACTGCTTTGAGCGAGCGGCTAGGGCTCAATCTCCAGATGCCACCAGTCCACCAGCATCGGACGGGTCACAAAATGCTGACACTCCCCAAACCCTACCCCCTCGATCCAGTCCGTAGCGATCTGGAGACCGGACTTCTTGTTAGACACTAAATACCCGATGGTCACGGTTCTTAAGGGGCCTAACGTACCGCCGTTTAGGCTTACGCTGGCATCGTCCCAGATGACCATGACGGGTCTCGGCTTCATCCAAAGAACACCGGCAATGCGCAAAAGGCACAGATGGCCGCTATGACGGAAAGGCCGCAGATGTGCCAACAGACGCCGCCCCAAGGACAGTATTTGTCTAGGAAGGCGTCCATCACGCCAGCTCAGTTATCTCAGCATCCAGTCGGCACTGGCAAAGCTGCCCACGCATGACCTTGTTCTCCTCTCTGAGTTCTGTCAACAGCGTCCGCAGAAGCTCGTTGTGTGTCTCGACGTTTTGACGTTTTAACACCTCAGCGTTATACATCTCGATAGCCTCCTCTAGGGAGGGCATGGGTCTTACTTCATCGGGCATCATTTACGTGTACTTTCGTAGTAGGAAGCCTAAAGACAACTCCATGAGATCGAAATCGCCGTTGTGGGCTTCGTGCAGGAATAGCGCCCCCTGCCAATGAGCGTTCCCCTGTGGGCCTAGATACTCTTCGTCGTGCTGATAGAAGGAGCCGGCTATGACCCCTCTCATTCTGCCTGCCGGGCATTCCTTGATGTACGTGTCAAGGCCCTGCTTATGACCGGCTATAGCAGTCATACCGACGTTCTGGACCTGAGCCCTGGCGGATGGCTGTCCGTGCTTGGAGTTCATTACACGGCCATTGGAGGAGACGTTGAAATAGTGCGCATAGGCTATACCGTCGATAACGACAGGTCGCAGAAATACATGGACCTTGAAGCCACGGTCTACGAGCCCGAGGGCGGAGAGGGAGAGAGTCGAGCGGAGTATCGGGTTTTCATCGACATACCGACAGATCCGAAACTCGTGATTGCCGATGCAGAAATGGAGTTCCGGCTTGTATCCTTTGACCGCACGTATTGGACGGAGGAAGCCGTCAAGAGCTTTCCTCCCGTATTCAATGTCAGCCTCATAGGTGACTTTGTTCTCGGCCTTTTTCGCGGCTGAGTCCCACGCTGACAGGGACGGCATGTCCCAATGGTCGCCTAGGAAGACGATGACCTCTGGTCTCTTTTCTGCAGCGTAGCGTCCAGCAGCGGCAATATGGTCTACAGGAACCCCAGGTTTAGTCTGGGTGTCCGGAATTACCAGATGCCTGCGGTACTTCAGTTCACTATCCAGTACCAGAATACCTCTGTCCCTGCCGCAGCCGTTCCATCAGATGTGGACACCTGAAAAGAAGTAGCTGCTGTTCTGGCAGAGATATAAAGGCACTTGGTAGAACCAGTCAGGGTTCCTGCTGTTGGGTCGGCGGCGACAAGGAAGATTCTGGAGTTGGCACTGACGCAGGTATTGTTCACCGTGGTCGCTGCCGCTGCTCCACAGGTAAACGCCCCGGTAGGCCCATTGGTAGTGCCAAGCCCGGTGATCTTTCCTGACGGACACTCGATGTCAAACTTGATCGTTCCGGCGTCCCCACCGTAGCGAGACCGGAAGAACGAACTGCCCGCGCCAGAGGCCGGATTCAGCACCTGCAGAGTGACCGGGCTATTGGTGGAGCTGTCGTCAGAGACAACGAAGGCTGGAGTCTCTGAGCCTCCGTTAGCGGTGCGGGCGAACCTGTAGGAGCCTGCTGACGACTGCAGGGCGGACTGCAGGTAGTACTGCTGTGTGCCGTACATCCCTGCCCACTGCGTTCTCGTGCCGGAGTCCGTAATCGCGCCGCCGGAGATGATTACATAGTGGTCGAGGATCGTATTGACGACACTGGAGCCGATGGTCCCTGTTGTCGTATTGCTTTCAAATCTCGCAAAGGAGATCGTGTTGGCGTTGCACGTCGCAGTAGCGGGCTCAGAGATGGCAAACCCGGTCGTGCATTGCTCTATCTGCGGGTGAATGAAAGAGTTGTGGTTTCCGCCACTGATCTCTACCCCGGTGGTGCAGATATTGGCCCGACAGGAGACAAAGGTATTGTCGTTTGTATAACTGCTGGTGCCTCCGCCGTCCCGCTCCAGAAGGAAACCCACGCCGACTGACTGGGCCTTGACATCGAAGAAGCGGTTGTACGTCGCCCCGCCACTGGTGGAGGAGTGAAGGTAAACACCAGTCACGGAGAACCCGTCTATTATCAGGCGCTCGAAATCACCCTCGCTGACGCTGTCAAGATCAAGTCCGGTGTCCCCACTGACGGTGGTTATTCTGAGGTCGTGGGCCTTGCACCCGTAGATCCTCGTGCCCGTTCCAGAGCCAGAGATGAACTGGACTGCGGTGTCGGCACCGGAGTAGTCGATGATGGAATTATTTTTTCCATCCCCATAGATGCACTGCGCGTTGTCAAGGACGAGGGTGTCCGAGATGGCATACGTGCCTTCTGGCAGGTAGACGGTCTGGTTGTTATCAATCGCCGCCTGGATAGCAACCGTATCATCCGTGGAGCCATCCCCCACGGCACCGTATCTCTTGACATTACCCCGCAGGTAATCGGTGGTCTCAAGGGCCTCTGGGGAGACCGTCGCACCGGCCCCGGAGGACCCATGTGTCCACGTCATCTCCGCGTTGCTGGTGATCTTCCCGTAAGGGATCGTGATCGTGGAGTTGCCGGTCAGGTGGGCTACGCCAGTAGGATTCGTACCGTCGTCACTGACGATGTCCAGATCCCAGATGCGCAGCCTTTCCCCCGCTGAAATGGACGTTGTCCCACTAACCACGACAACCGCATCGGCAGCAGCGGGAGCGCGCCAAGTGACCTGATGCAGGTTTATGTAGACGTTCTGGAGAGACGCTCCGGTCGTCCCGTACAGAACCAACCCGCTCCCTCCATCCACATAGAGCTTGTTGCAGATGAGGGTGTAGCCGTTGTCGTGAGTCGGGTCCTCGATGGAAGTGCGCATTGCGTAGGAGTCGTCCGCAATGGTTACGCGCCCGTCATCAATAACGACTATCGGACGGGGGGCCGCCCCGCCGGAGGTCTGCAGGGAGTTGATCCTTACCAGACCGTAACTCGTAGAGCCGTTCGGGAAGGGCCTGAAGTTGACGGTGCCGAAGTTGACCGTTGTTTGAATGTCCTGCTGATCCCGAAGGTTCAGCATGGTATTCACGCCGGAGATATCGACGTTCTCGAACCTGACCCCAACGCCTGCGAGGGAAATCCCCATCGCATTGGTCTCAAGGGGAGATGATCGGTCATCCGTGGTGATATGCGCCCCACGAACCACTACGTTCTTGAATAGAGTATTGATCCCTCTGTGGCACCCTATGGCATTGGTCCTAGCGGAGATGGCTTCAGACTCAACCCAGTTCGTCTCCTGCGGAACCCCAAGGAGGGGCCACGGAGACCCATAGGACATGCTTGAGACGCCGTTACAGTTCGTTAACTGTCCCGCATCCCTGCCGTAGGTCCAGAACCTGTTCCCGTATCCACAGCCTAACTCGACTACTCCGTAACCAAAGGAATCGTTTAGGTAGTCAACCCGACAATTACTGATCCGGAGCCGGAAGTCGCTGTCGTAACAGCCGTTGGCTACGATCCCTCCCGCGTAGGCACCGACGCACTCGACATCAATATCCGCCCTCACCGCCCCCTGGACGTGAACGGCGAAGTTGAAGTCTCCTACGACTACCGAGGTATGAGGGTCAGAGGGGATGAAGGTAATCCCCTTCTTTATCGTCAGCTTCGGACGGGAGGTGATCCTTCTTACGGTGGTAGCGAAACTCCCCGGAGTGTAGGTGTGGAAGAGTTTCCGGTTGGTGATGATGTAGGTTCCCCCGTTATAGAGAACCTCGAACATCTCCGCCATGTAATAACCTGTGGACCCCCAGGTCTCATTGGTTTTTATCTGGCAGATGTCCCCAATGTTGTACCCAGAGAACGCTCCCGTAATACGGGTAGAGGTCTGGGCAAAGGAAGCTACATGGGTGATGTCGTCTGCTATCGCTGAGACGGTGACATCGGAACCGACGTTCGCCGTGGCGTTGAAAGAGAGAGCGTGGTGACTGCGCGGCCACCTGATGACCACAGGCCCCAAAGGATTGAGGACGATGTCACCGACGTTGGTGGGGATGTCAACCCGAGAGGTGAAGGTGTAGGTGCCTGCTGCTATGTCGATCTGCCCACCGGAGGCAAGCGCAGCCTCCCACGCGGCAGCATCATCGGCCCCAGGGGTAAGCCCTGAATCAGGCGTGATCTCAGGGGCGACCTCGTCTATAGCAACCTGGATCTTCTGGAGTTCAAAGAGGAGCCATCTTGCCAGCCTCGCCACCGTCGTCATGACGAGGCCGGGAATCTCAGTCGGAGCGATGTACACTATCTATCCCAGGGTAGCTGCCAGTGAGGCATATCGACAAATGTCTTCCAATCCCCTCCCCATTCGATCTCTATCCCCAAGTCGGCAGCGGCTTGCTTTACGTGTGGCGCGAGCCCTGCATACAGGGAAGTACGCCACGTCACCTTACCGTCCAAAAGAGCCCCTAGATCGACTGCGTGGCCGGTTAAATGCCGGGACTTCATTGTTCTGCTTGCACCGCTCTGAACAAGTGATCGCTGCCGCTCCAGACTCCGTACGCCTTCCAAGACGACGAAATCAATGGGTGTTAAGGTGATGGCGAGTTCGACGACTTTGACGAGGTCAGGATGAACGCCAACGAGGTTGGCTTTCGATCTCTTGCCTAGCCTAAAGGCCACTTTCGTTGAGTGCCTTCAGGATCGCGTCACCCTTGGCTCTAGCGGCGTCGTACTGGGCGTCGAACGCAGCCAGCTCCTCAGGGGTCACGTCACGGCCCTCAGCACGGGACTTGGTGAGTACAGCCCCCATCTCTGCCAGCTTCTTCAATCCAGCGATGATGAGTTCAGTCAGGATCAACGCACGGGTTTCGGAGTTCATGCGCTAGCCCTCTGTTGAGCGTCAATGAGATAGGCTCTCAGGGCCTCCAGGAGGGTCAGGGCGGTGGTCAGCCGGTTCTCCGCTTCCTGGGGATTGGTGGCCCACACCTGCTGCGCAAGCTTGATCGTCGTCGCGGCTTTGTCAGTCTCTTCCCGAACAGCAAGGTAGGTGTCCCGGTCGATCGCGCCTGCCGACAGGAGGGTGTTGGCTGACTCCAGAACACTGACCAGAGTTCCCTTGGCATAGAGGACCCGTTCGTTGAACGTCTCAGGGGTCGGTTGCCCGAAGAACGTGCAGGCCGACAGGAGGAGGACTAGGGAGAGGAGGTAGTTTCTGGCTTTCATGATTAGGGCCTATTGGAGTAAAGGACGTTCTCTTTCTTGAAGTAGCCGACCAAGCCGACCACAGCAGCATTAACAAGGCTCGCCATCTCGGCGGAAGGTACGATTCCACGAGGTTTGAAATAGAACTCGTTCGCCACCGCCCACAGGGCGGCCATCACCAGCCCGGCAAGTGTGGCAGCGGTAATGGTTGAGGAGGGTTGGTTCATTGATCTTCCTGAGAATGCAGTTGAAACATCTAGTCACGCAAGCTTTCGATCTTCTCGTGGATAGCGGCGAAGTCCTCTCTGTTTTCCATCCTGAGAGTGGCGAACTGCGCCCTGCTGTCTCTGGCGACCTCTTCCAGTTTGTCGAGAAGGCGTGAGTGCGTGCCGTCCTTGTGAGCCTCCAGAGAGTCCTCCACGTCCTCTATACGTTTGGACTGCGCGCTCCAGACGTAGACCAGAAGTGAGGAGACCAGAGCGGAAAAGCCAGCCGCGATGGACTGCCAGATGGTGGGCTCGTCGCTCATGCTGGTTTCGTGATGACGTACACAGAGTCATCGCAACGGTTGAGGACTCCAATGGCATTCCAGCCACTCAGGACACCGATCTTGTTGTACCCGCCTCTTGGAAGACTCTGCCAGTCAGCTCCCGTATCGGTCTGGGAAATCGCAGTCCCGAGAAGAGTGAATCGCTCCACCAGAAGATTGATGTCCGTGTTCCAGGTGATCCGCCAGATGTACTGCCTGTTTGTCGGAGTACCGTTGGAGAGGTCCATTGCCCAGAAGCAGTCAAGCTCATGGTCGTAGCACATCGCGGGAGCGAAGGCTGAGACGACATCCATGTTGTTGACAGCAGTGAAGGTGACATTCTGCTGGACTAACGTAGACCCGTTGAACTGCTGGTACCTATAAGGACCAACAACAGGGATAGCGCCCTGCTGCGAGTTGGACCCCGTAAGCGAGCCCATAATCAGCAGACGGTGCCTGTTCGTGTCGTAGGCCCCTGCGGCATTACCACCACCACTACCTTGAACCGTGGAGGCGGTGTTCAATCTGCTGTTCTGTGCCCACTGATTAATGACAGGGTCGAAGATTGCGTAATGAGCCGGTCCAGGTTTGTGGACGATGATCTTCTGGTATGTCGGGTCGTAGACGCAGAACTGGGAGTAGAAGGAGTCAGAACTGAAGTTCGTCCCCGCGAGAGGACCGTAAGCCGTGTAGACGTTCGTGGATGGGTTCCACGAGACGAGCCGGTTCATGTCCGACCCGCTACCTATGGTTGAAGCACCGCCGTACCCCCACAGTCTCCCGTCAGGCGTAATGCACTGAGCGTTGTATGAGTGAGACGCAGCCCACCTGACAACGCCGTCACCCGAATCAGCGGGGTACAGAGGACTAGTAGTTGCGCCGACGTTATCCCGGCTCGTGGGGCCGTCGATCAGGGTCCAGCCTCCAGCCTGAGTGGTGCCGTTGAAGTCGAAGCGGTAGTTTCCTCCGTTCAGCGTAGAGGCGTGTCCACCACCTCTCGCCCACCAGACGACGTTGTTGGCTATGTCCCAATGCCCACCGCACCACGGGAAGAATATCTCTCGCCCTTCATCCTCAAAAGTCCCGCCCTCGCCGTTGGGGACGTTGACAGCCGCGCTCCATACCGTAGGGATAGCGTCAACAAGCGCATCCCTGCCGTTCGTGACCGAGGTAAGTCTGACGACCGTCCTTGGAGTGGCGGAGATGTAGGACGGAGCTACTGCGTAGGCGGAACTCGGCGGCGTGACGAATCCTGGAGCAGGGATGCCAACCGTGCCCTCACGGCAAATCACTTCACCGTAGTAGATGTAGGCGTCAAATGATCCCGAAGGATGGTTGTTGGAGATCCCCAGAGGATTGGCTGACGTAACCAGGGTCGGGTTGCCGTCCTCAAGTCTTCCGGTGTTGGCAACGGTGAGGTAGAGGCCATTGACCGGATGCGAGCCTCCGGGGAGCGCGGAGCCAACGATGGTGCCGGAAGTGTAGTAGTCACTGGTGAACCCGTTGAGTGAGTCGGTTACGGGGTAGAGCGGCAGGGCGTTGGTCTGCGTGAGCTTCCGGTAGTTCTCTCCCTGTTTGTGGGCCCAGACTTCAAGAATACCGTTGCTCTGCCCGTAAGCAGACCCCAACTTGACGTGCTGGAGGACGCCGATCCACTGATCTTCTCCTGCGCCGTTGTTCGCCCGACCGTCTCTCCGAATCATGAAGCCGCCGGATGACTGGTCAGATCCTCTTGGATTACCTAAGGAAGGCTGAAAATAGGCATCCGCAGGAGGACGGGTGATGTCTGTTCTGGCGTAGGAGGAGAGTCCACCGTAACGCTTTCTCAGACGTTCGCAGGATGTCCCGGTCACCAGGCTCAGACCGGCGGGATGAGTTGTCCCATTGGTCACATGATCGACATAAGGCTGGTAGCGGGCGTCACCGCCGGGGCGGCAGTCGGAAGCAAAACTCAGTTCCTGGTAGTCGTATCCGCCACCGCTGTCGGCTTGATAGACCCTGAGGAAGTCCCTGTACCCCTCGTTATTGACCACCATCTGACCGGGGTTGTTAGCCGAGTACCACTGGTTGATGATGGAGACCTTCCAGCCGCCAGATCCAGAGGCATGAGACCAGTGAGACTCCGCAAGGTAGCGGGGAACCCTGACGCGGTAGTAAACCCAGAACTCATCTCCGGGACCGTAGCCTTCCAGCGATCCGGCAGACGTACTCGTGGATGCAGTCGGAGTGCCCCAACTGTCGTTGAGCTTCCTGACCCAGTTCATGCACGAGTCGCCCGTACCGCCACCGCTCCATCCAGTATGCTGGATGGTGAATCTCATGCAGCCGGGGTTTCCGGGGATCAGAACCGATGCGTCAGAGTGCGCAGAGGTGACGAGCGTAACGTACTGAGGATTGGCGTTGTAGCTGGGGTTGTGCCAAGCGTAGCCACGCGCTTCCGCAGAGGTGTCAAACCTAGTGCGCATGACGACGCCAGGAAGCCCGCTTCTGAATGCCCAGTCATTCGTTCCAGACGGCGCACTCGTCGTGGGCGCCGAGACGATAGTTATCGTGTAGTTCTCGGTGTCCGAGGTAGCGAGAGAGTCCACTGCCCGCAGGCTGATCGCCGTTGAAGCTACCGTCCGCGGAGTACCAGAGATAAGCCCCGTGCCGTTGGCGTTGGTGGAGACTCTGAGTCCGGGATGGAGCACTCCCGGAAGAGGAGTCGGAACCCCCGCAACGTAGCTGCTGGTGTAGGCCCCTGAGGTCCAGGGGGTGACGCTTACCGTCCCACCGCCTTCAAACGTGCGTGTCCACGAGGTGCCGTTCCAGCTTCTTGCACCCGTGGCAAAGCCCATGTTCGTATCGAACCCGGTGTACCACGTAAAGCCTTCCTGAGTCGTTACGGCTGCATACGCCTCTTTGTCGTTGGAATAGAGGTCGGTGCCATTGTTCATCAGGAAGTAAGTAGCAATGGAGTAGGCAATCCGCGTAGCCGCGTTGGCGTCGGAACTGTCGGTGTAGTCCATCTGAATGACAGACCGGCCCAGAGAATGGACGTAGTCTATGTAGGCGCAGTAGGCGTCGAAGTCCCCGACGTTGTTGATGTTGGTATCAGTTACCCCACGCTCCATGTTGAAGTAATCACAGGCGAGGATCTGGTCGCGGATATGCGTGTCGGTGAGAGCGTTGGTAACGAAGTACAGCGCGTTGTGGGCGATGATCTTCGTGGGGAATGCGGCACGGATCTCCTGCATGAACGTCGCCATGTCCGTGCGCCATTGGGCCTCCGTATAGGCGATACCAGTGCGGGGATTGCGCGCAACTGCGGCGACGTGAGTGTCATCACGCACGAGGTCTAGCCGCATGTTGACATCGTCCACCCAGACGCCTGCGTAAGTGGCGAAGGCGAAGTGCGCAGCTAGTTCCGCAATCCACGCCGCACGGTAAGCTGGGTTGCCTATATCTCCAGCGTACTGGTCATAGCCCAAGTAGTTGACTCGCAGGAGTTCGGTGCCGTCAGCGTCGTCTACCAGGAGCCATGCATCCGAAGGCCCACGGAGGTTCGTGTAGGTCGATTTGACCCCGTGCGAATCCTTGTAGAACAACCCGCGTTGATAGGTCGAAGCGCGAGCGCCTAGCTCCCAATATCCCCCGGTCCCTCCCGTGGATGTCTCTCCATAGACCTGCATGTACTCATAGCGGGCGTTGTAGGCGGCGTAGTTGGCAGGAGTCGGAGTAGCCGCAGGACCGTCGTAGTCGTCCTGCCAGCCTTCGTGCTTACCGTAGAACCGAATCCTCCCCTGAGAGGATGTCCAGCCTGAGTAGGGGGCCGTTCCACCTGTAGCTCCAAGGGTCGCGGTGTACGCCACACCAATGGTCCCTGGGGCAGGCGTCGTCGGAGTAAGGGTGATGGCGCTGGTGTTGACCACCATCGAGATGTTGTCGGTGTCGGTAACAGCGGAGGCGTCCGTCACCCGAACGACGATGTTGTAGATGCCTTCGTGTCCTGCGTTTCCTCCTAAGACACCTGCAGAGGTCAGGGTGAGCCACGTCGCTGCGGAACCAGAAGTCGAGAGGCCAATCCGTGCCCACTGGTACGGAGGCGTTCCGCCAGAGGCTGACAGGGAAGTAATCGGATACGTCGTCCCCGCAGTCACCGCAGGGATGGAGTTGGTAACGATTGTTACAACGGAAGCCGCAGGCGTGATGCCGAAGACCAAGGGCTGGTCGTCGGTGTTCCCCTGTGCATCCTGGACCTGGACGTGCATTCCCGGAAAGGTGACGAAATAGTTCGGAGGGGTGCCAGTAGGCGTCGAACGAGAGAGCCCAGAAAGAAGCCCGTTGGTGCTGCAGGTCATCCACGAAACGGTAGAGTCTGCGAGCTTGGAGAACGTGTACGGAGGCGTTCCGCCAGCAGCTTGGACGTAGGTCGCCGGGTACTGCGTGGAAACCGGGACACTCGGGATGGTCTGGGTCGTGATCTGCAGGGGTGAGGTGGAGGTCACCACCGGTATCGTGGTAATCGTCAACGGTCGCTGGTCTGACGTGGTCGTGTCATACGCCCGTAAGGTGACCGTCTCCGAAGCGGGCACGTTGTTGATTCCGCTCAACGCACCCGCAGACGAACACGCCAGCCACGTAGGGGTCGTGCCGACCTTGGCAAAGTTGATCGTCGATCCATTACCACCAGAGGCGGTGAGCTGCGCGGTGTAATTCAGGCCCTGCGTGGCGTCCGGGAGAAAGGTGGTGTCGAGGGTTACGGCAGATGTAGCCGCAACACGGGGGATGGAATACTGTCTGGCAACACTCTCCCGACCTTCGGAATCTCTCGCCACGACGTTGAAGGCGGAGTTCCCAATGGTAACCGGGACTCCCGTGATAACCCCCGCAGAGGTCATTGCGAACGGAGCAATGTTCCCCGAGGTGACGCGGTACTGCAGGGTTCCAAATCCACCCGACCCTAAAACGTCGGCACTGTAGAAGGTGTTCGTGGTAGCAGTGACTAACGTCTCGGCAATCATCGTCGGCTGGGTGGCCGAGCGAAGCGAGAGCGTTCTAGTGGTAATGGAAACCGGAGTACCAGAATCAAAGACGCTGATCGTCGGATTCCCCAACAGGGCTCCATACGGGTTACCAGTGATCCACCCTGAATAGAGGTCGAGGTTGATCCCCGGAGGGAACTGTCCCTGTCCGTTGACGTAGAACCAGGGTTCGGTTCCGCCCGAGACGGAGACCTGTAAGGCGTAGGGCTGACCTATCGTCGCGTACCCTAAAGTCGAGGTGATGATCTCGATCTGGGAGGCGACGACATTGATGGTCAGGGGGCGGGAGCCGGTCTTCCCC